GATTCAAATTGCGAAAGCTCCGACCATATTAATGTATCAGCTGCATCGCTTAGGTGTGGTGCTTCTTCCTGTGGAAAGGATTTATTTTTCTCTGGTCGCTTGTCTTTCTTTATACGATCATCCTGATCAATGGCTGCGCACTCGGTTGCAGATAGATACCAGGCATAAGCATTTACCTTATTGAATCTGAACAATGGAATGCTTATATCTTCTCCACCTAACATCTTATTCCATAACTTATATCTAACCTTATGCTCAGGCTGTTGTCCTATGTAATAAGGGATAACCTTCCATCCCTTTCGTTCTAATAGTTTAATGAAATCATCCGCATACGTGGTTCCGGTGTTACCAAGTTCCCAATCCATAGTGTGATCATGATGGAAGTGTATTACCTTAACCGGGTGATAGTGCCAATAGTTATCAAACTCAATTACTAAATCTTCTAATTGCTTTGGATTAAGAACATAATGAGAGTATAATAATTTGTATGTTTTCAAGTGCTCATTCATCTGCCCAACCACACAGCATTTGATTGCTGCATTAATATCAACAGCAATGCTCAATGGCTTGTTATTCAATTGGTCATTACTCCACCTACAGTCCTTCTCATAGTTAGTTCTGTAGTTATCAGGCAGCGTATTCATGTATGCCTCATTGGTGCTGGTGTATCCATGTCGCTCCATGCTTAGTAATGGATAGAACCCTAGTGATGCGCCTCGCTGCCGTTTATTCAATACTGATGGATTAAACTCCCTCTCATCTAAATCACGTATCCATCCTTTCACCGTATCAACTCCAAGCAGATGTATATTATCCAGGCTGCTCGCCTCACTATAAAATACACTTCCCTTCCTGAGTTCGTTCAGTTTATCATCCAGGTTCTGTAGTGTTTGATATTTTATTCGGACCGTATTCGGTGCCAGTTTTCTTGTAAGTATATCATGCAGCATCGAGTTATAAATATGCTGGTACTGAATAATCTTATCAATCAGCTCCTTATCCATCAGTTCCTCATAACTAAACAACCAATCACCTGAGCGATCTGTCGGCATATCGGTTGTAAAGCATAGCGATCTGTAATTACTCAAATTCCTGTACTCAATTCCGCCCGAGAAAGTAAGCAATGCTTCTTCTCTTAATTTATGAACATCCAAAAACTTAGCCTCATCACCACATCCCCATTGTGTTGCAACTCCGTTAATACTCGCCACTACATCCTGGCTCACCAGGTATATTCCTGATCCATTGAACCAACTTATAAAATAATCCGGTTTAATCGGCCTCCTGAATGGTTTTGGCAAATTCAATCTGTCCGGTGGAAATCGTCTTACCCAAAAATGCACTCCCTCATAATATCCCAACCGCTCCCAACCTGCCACCAGTGGTTGCAATGTCCTGGTAAGCATCTGCTCATAGCTTGCCGCAATAATAAAACCATTGCTTCGCGGCATTTTTAAAATATTCATCAGCGTAAATGGTGCCAATGCGCCTTCCGTTTTTCCGGTCCTTCTTCCCCAGATAAGAATATTCGTTTGTGCCTGGGCAAGATTGAATTTAATCTGTGGAAGATTAAAATGCAGCCTGTTCACTTCCATCGCTTATCTCCTTCGTTTTTACTCGTTGTTTATTCGCAATTGCATTCTTCAAATCTTCCTCCCAATTATCAGGAAGCGTAACCGGCAATTCCTTCGGCATAAAAGCAATCACAGTCGGAACCGGGTTAATCTTCTTGTAAGCTTCTTCGTCCTTACTGCCAAAATGATTCATAATAATTTCTTCGAGAAGCTTTTCACATTTATGAGCCACAGCCAGTTCTTTTTTATCACCAAGCATGGCCTGCTTTCTAGTTTCCACTACCCAACCGATCAGCATATCCAGCCAGAATGCTTTTTCATTTACGTATCCCAATGAGAAGATCACCTGGCAATCCGTATAATCGCGGTAAGCTTGCCGTTCCTTAATAAAGTAACTCGATCCATCTGCCCTGAGCCACTCATTGTTAATCATCATTGGCAACACCTTTTCACGGCTTCCATATTGATGAATCCAGCGCTTACATTGCTGCAGCCGGTGCATGCGTTCTTTATCCTCACTGGTGAGCATACTCAGTCCCTTCTCATCCTGCAATGCTTCCAGAATGCGATCCACATCCGTGCTTTCCTTTTTAATTAAACTCTTTAACCATTCCATGCTCAGTATTGTTGAAGTTTGTTTTCAAGTTGTGTTTTTAATGCCGTCATGCCGATAAGCTCGGTAGCCTTATTCGGTTTGTTTTTGTTTTTGCTGATCCATTGCCTCACCCGTGCCAGTTGCTTTATTAGTTCCGCTTCCGATTCCGGCAATGCAACTTCAATCACCACATCATCTGCAGGCAATCGCTTGTGCTTGTTGTAATAATCAATCGTATCGCATAACTCATAAAACTTATCATCCAGATCACAAATCTGATTCACCATCACCGGCATATTATGCTTTGCCATGTAATCGTTAATCTTCTGAATATCGTTTTTATGCACAGACGTGGCAGCCGAGTAATGCGCATAACATTGCTGATGCAATGCAGCCATCTCTTTGTAAGTTTGTTTGGCCTGCTCCACAATTGGTTTTATTTTATCATCGATCGATTGATCATTGCGTCCGTAATTTTTAAACACGCTCACCGCCTTCTTTTCAGGTTCTGCTACAGCTGTAATTTTTGTATCCGTATGTAAATACGCAAGCAGTGCAGCCTCTAATTTATTTTTTGCGAAATTGAGGTGCGCATATTGTTCAACGAAAGTAACTGTTACACTACCGGGTTCAAATTGCTTTAAAATTTCTAACCCTACTTGCACATTACGATCACTGCCCAGCCAGTCCGATACAATCTTGTTTTGCATCCTTTCAAAGAAAAAACACAGCAATCCTAAAACAGCGGACAAAAGAAAAGCCCGACCATTGCTGATCGGACCTCTGGCTGCGTGGGCGCAGTGTGCGTCTTTATTTAGTGATTACGATGCCGGTGTTGCCATTGTTACAGTGCCTTCGTAAATACAAACCGTTTTATCGAATGCGCTGATGGTAACTTTTGCTCCGCGAACTCCACCGCCCATGGTAGCTACATCAAATTCGTACTTTAAGAAAGCGCCAACCTGTGAGTTACCTAAGCGCATGTATTTCCCATCGGCTGTAACACCTAACACGATCAATTCATCCGATTGTGCCATTTGAAGATTTCCCAAATCTTCGGCATTCAATCCGCTTACGAAACCTTCGTAAGTCAAATCCAAACCGGTTGCATCCTGCTCGGCATTGTTCACACCTTTTCCGGTGCCTTTCTTCAAGGTGCAATACATCTTTGTAAAGCCATCGTTACCTGCAAAGGTGATAGGATCTGTTACTTTTACCAACTGATCAACAGTAGCCAATGCTATATCCTCAATATCCAATGGATCAGGAATGCTTGTGCATAATGATTTGCGGCAAAAAAGGAAGTGCATAAAGCCTCCCACATTGTATGTCAGGTTTGCGCGACCTTTAATTTCTGAATAATCGAGTGCCATCTTTTTATTGGTTTTAAATTGTTTACTTAATTTGCTTAAAACCGCCCCACTTCATGCCGTATAACTTCTTCGCAAGCTCCTTATCGTTTGCTATCTGTTCTGCCGTTACCAGCATCCCGTCAATCCACGTTTTCTTAAATCTGATCTCCAGTTGTTTACCTTCAATCATCACCACTTTAGGAACGTGCTTTTGCACCTGCTTCAGTTGCTTTTCGAACTCCTCAATCTGTGCAGCCATTTCTGCAATCAGTTGATCTTTGTCGTCTTTCTCTTTGCCCATTTTGCCTTTTTTATTTTACCAAACTGCAAGCCTTCAGGCATAAATCAAAAGCGTGAAAGCCTGCAGTTTAAAGTTGTCTTAAGAAATCACAATTACCTGATCGTTCACCGATAATGGAATGTTGCCCTGGCTATCGTTACGAACCTCGTTAAACTGAACACCGCTCTTTCCATCAATCATAATCTTCAGGCTGCGCTCAAATTGCTGCACGCGAATCGTTTCTACATCAGTCATGCTGTCGCAACCGTATGCCCAATTCTCTTTCGGTGAAATGGCAATCAATTTGCTTGTACCCATTCCCGGCTCACGAATCAATGTGCAGTTAGTTCCTACCAAAGGCACACGGTTTACTAAACCTGCCTGAGTTAAGTTGCTGCCTGATGTAAGCTGTGAGTTTGTTAATACGAATGTTTTGCGCACATACCAATCAAACATGGTCGGTGATAAAAAACACTGTGTTGGCACAGCTTTATAAGCTTCTCCAAGATTGTCATACACTTTAAGCAAGTCATCAACAATAGTTGAAGATGAAGATGCACCGGTGCTCACTGGATCCAAACCACCACCATCAGCTTCTGAACTGATAAGGTAAATAAATCCGTCCATCACATCAGTTGGTGTAGTTCCAACTCCGTTATAAATACCCTGGAAGTAACTGTTGAAACGAAGGTTATCCTGTGCCTTACGGATAATATAATCCATAATGTATTGCTCAAACGGTAATTGTAACGGATCAGAACCTTTCTGATTCATTAATCCGGTCCATTGCTTTTCCAAAATCTTTGGATACAGTAATAAATCAACCTTCCAGTCGCGTACTTTCAATACACGTGCTCCAAATTTTAATGCATCGGTCGAAGGATCGAAGCTGGTGTAATCCATTGGCTTCACAATATCCGTGATGCTCATATTAGGCAATGCCAGCTCGTCTTTAATATTATCGTAAACAGTAAAGTTCTGCGTAACATCATCAGCAAGTAATATTTCACTAATCAGCTTATTGCTGAACTTGCGGCAATAATCACCCAAAGCCGATGCCATTTCCGAAACGGTAATGGAAGTGAGTGCTACACCTTTGGGAACTCCTGCCGATGCGGCAATTCCGATAAGGGTTAAAATGGCTGTGGCTGCACCGGTATCAATAGATGCATCTACACTGTTGTGATAGCTCGATGCTATCATAAAGGAAGCCATCACTATGAAGGCTAACCCGGTAATTAATTTAGTTAAGTTTTTCATTTTTTATCGCGTTGTGTTTAAAGTCAAAATCCCTTGCACACAAACCCACACAACTCGATAATCAATAGGCTTTTAACAGCCTCCTTCTCTTTCTGCTTTTAAGCGTAATGCATGCTCAATTACATGCGAACCCAATGGTTTACGATCCGATTCCGGTCCTGCAACCACTGCCGGATTATTGGCAACCACGCTGGCAACAGCAGCAGGTTTCATTCCCAGTTTAGTCTCCAGCTCAACCACCTTATCATTCGATGCTTTTAACTGCGCACCCAAAGACAAAATCTCATCTTTCATGGCACCCAATTCAGTAACCAGCGAATCATTGGTAGCTCTTACAGCTGCCAGTTGAGCCAAATCAGCATCAATAGCCGACAATTGCTCCGGTGTTATTTCAGCCTCGGTTCCTTCTACCTGATCCTCATGAGTAATCCCCAGAAAAAGCGATAAGGCAACCCATGCCTTCATAATTTTAAGTTTCATGTTGTTGTTAATTATTGGTTTTTCATCCTTATTAAATGCCGAAAGCGCAACATGCAGATCCGTATTCTTCAACTCAATCATCTTGCCGCTGTCATCGTACAATGCCACCGCATTCTGATTCGCAGGAATATCACAAACACTTATCTCAAGCAATTCCCATTCGGTTATCGTTGGCATCGTTTGTCCGGGCAATTTCAATTCAGGTTTATCGCTCACACTCAGCACCTTAATGCCTACACTTGCAGCTCTCAAAAAACCTTTATCAACCTTTCTGGCAACCGATGCGCCAACCTGATCTTCGGTATCAAACTCAGGCACAGCCGTCCAGTTATCACCTTCAAGCTGCAAATCGTTCCATATTCCTATCGGACCTGTATAAGCATTCGGTTGAAAAACATCATCGCGCTGATGATTCCACAGCATTACCGGGTTCTGTTTAAAGCGATCAACCTTACCGCCCTCGCTTAATACACGAAAGCCGTAACTGTTTACGCTCGAATCCGACACAATGAATTTTTTCATCGTTGTAAAATTCAATATACGTACGTTTTTATTCGCGGACTTACTCCGGCAATGGATCCGTTGGCACAATCACTGCCCCTCCATCCGGATTAACGGGCCATGGTGGCTCCACAATCACCGTATTGTCCTGCAGGTTGTAACCGGCTGCTGCTTTGCGCCTGCTTTGCAGATAAAATTCGCATTGGTAACCGTTTACCGGGTTCGTACTAAACTTCTCTTTATACTGCATTCCCACTATTTCTCCATCCAGTTGTTGATAACCTCCTATCACCGAAAAGTTATTGAAGTCGCGTATCAGCACAATAAACCGTCTGCGCTCCATATCCTCAAAACTCAAAAAACGGTTCATATTCTGTTTCGGCACAAACATTTTAAGGCTTTGCTCATAAAGCACCTCCCCGTTTACATTCACCTTTTCTTCGCTCCACGTGCAGCTGAACGGTGTAAACCGGAAATAATACCACCCGTCAATATCCTGTAAAATAATGCTGCTGCTGTCCGTTAATTCGGTTGGATACGCACGCTCAGGAATGATCACCACGTTCTCCACCGGCACAAAAAGAACGTCCCTCACGTTCTTAACATTGTACCCTTCTTTTCTCAGTATATTTTCCATTTTCTTACTGTTTTTTACGATTATTTACGGACAGTTTACCCAAAAATATTTTTTACCCTTACAGTATCAAGTGCTTCCACCTTTCTACGAAGCCGATAATAAGCCTTTTGCAAGGCATCAAACGTCATTTCATCGCGCGTAAGCTCATAATATGTAATGTAATTATGAATACTTTGATTCACTCCTATTCCATGTCCTTCTACCGATAAAGTCATGTAATTAAAGAAATCATGCCGCATCAGCTTCCGCAAATAATCATTGATGTTATTGATGCCTTCGGTATCTATAAAATTATAATAAACCTGTGGCTGGTTCATCACGTTAATTTTAATTTCGATAACCGGCTCGCTGTGCTTTAATATTTTATGATACTTCGGTGGCCGCTTTAATTGTGATATAATGTAGATGCCCAATGGATCCTGCCGCGTAAGGTAACCACGGCCTTTTAGCAAATAAGAGTTCTGCACATAGTTCTTAATGTCCTTATCAACCGGCAAGCTAACGGTGATATATTCTTCCATAAGTGTATGATTTTACGCCCATGTCAAATATTGTAAATTTTTGTAAGAATATGTAAAGTGTGCATTAATAACTTATTAACACCCTTTTTCAAAACATCATGCAAAATGTAACGATAAACGAAGCCACATATAGAAATATCTGGCTCATAAAATTGTCATCATTCTTAATCACCTCAATTACTGCTTTCACTTTTTCCATTTTCTATATTCCTTATACGTTTTTCATGATCAAGATACTCATTCCGTTCTCTTTCGTTATGGGTATTAACTTCCTCCTTCAACTCCATTATCTTAATTTCATGCGCCTTGGCTAAATCTGTGGTCTCACGCATTTCAACATAAATACCGCAGATGGCTGCCGTACACACTCCCACTCCAATGGTTCGCAGCGTGCTAAGTATAGTATCCGCGCTCATTTTTTGTTGCTGTGTCATACATCATTTATCATTTTAATTAGGTGCCGTAAAATTACACCCGAATCCCTCACATTGTATTGACAACATTTTTGGCTTCCCCCCTCTCCTTATTAGGAGAGGGGCTGGGGGTGATGACCACAAAAATAGCACGGCCAAAAAACCGTGCCTTCGTGAAAAGTTCAATCCTATGAGAAAACCACCACTACATCCGTTTTCTGAGATTCATCAGCAGGAAATCCATTTCTTCCTTCCCCATCAGCAGCATCGGCAATTCTTCCCTCACTATCTTACCCATATCCTTATACCGTTCAAACTGCCAGATGTTTTTACTCGTTTTCACATCCACCATCACCGGTGATTCGGTTTCAAATCGAATTGGCTCAAAACCATTCATCAGCATTTTCACTTCGCTTTCCTGGTCTAAGCTTTTCGGTTGCTCCGGTTTCCAGAATTCAAACGAAGGCTTTCCCGTAATG